GCGAGGATGCAGTTCGCGGTTGCGCCGTTTGGCGGGGTGCTCTCTGAGCCTGGTGCCGTGTTCGAAAGTGCTACGGCGAGCTGGTCGGATCCAAGGTTATGCTCTTTTTCTGCTAGGTGTTCGATGAAGCCCGGAAGCTTGTTAAATGCTGCGATAAGCCAATTGTCTTATTGTTTATAATCCAAGCTCAGAGGCTTGATGGGAGAGCCGACCGAAGTCCGCTCCCCTGCAAGCCTATTCGGCCTTCTTCTCCTTCTTTGGTGCCTTCGCTTCTTCTGGCTTAAGCACCTGCTTCAATCCGAAACTATTGAGGAATACCACTGCGATTGTTTCGAGAGCGGCGACCTCCTTCTTGTATACCCAAGCGGAGATGCCGTAGCGTGAGCCTTTAATCTCGACAATCTTAGCGAACTTTCCCTGGTAGTTTTCAATGATGTCTCCAGGTTTCATACGACTATGCTGCTACTAGAGCTGCTTTTACGTCTGAGATGTCGCCGGTCATGAACGCTGCGCTGTCGTTGTTCTTCACGTAAGCAGCGAGGTAACGTTGCATACGGATAGCGACGATGCCCTTAGCGAAGTCCGTTCCGTCAGAGTTTGAGAAGTCCACTTCAACACCGCCGTTTGGTCGGACATTGAGGTATCGGAAGTCTCCAATGAGGAAGGTTCCAGCAGTGATACCGGTGTTCTCGATAACACGAGCGCCCTTGATGAGCTGACCGTTCGCTGAGTAGAAAGATGGGAGGATGTAGTCTCCAGTCTCGTTCTTAGTGAGGTCAAGCTCTTCTGCATCTGTCGGGTTGAGGACGACGTAGTTTGGTACGTACTTGCCCTTTCCTGCGGTCATAATCTTCGTCACCGCAATACGGAGAACGTCGAAGAGGTTGGCACCGGCAACTCGTTGAGTACCGATAGCAGTAGCGTCAAGCACTTCCGCTACACCAAGCACACCTTGGAGGTTTGGAGCTGTGCCGTTTCCACTGATGAGCTGATTGTCCACAACGAGGTTGAGGTCTACAGCAAGCATGTCGCGGAGTACCGCCACAAGTTCTGGACCGTATTTCAAAAGCTCGTTTGAGTGCTTTGAGATACCTGCAATCTTTTGAACTGCGACGCTCACAACACCGAATGTACGGTCTACCTCTCCGATAGTTGCTGCTTCTGCGGTTGTTGCTGGTGCGCCACTTGTACTAAGAACCTCTGTGTACTTCACAGAGTCAGAGCTTGTAGGAACTACATTCGCGATTTGCTCGATGAATGTGGTTCGTACTGCTGGACGGCTGATTTCAGCGTCCTTGTCTGGTTCAATAACGACGCCAGTGAGGTCGGTTCGGTCAGTACCTTTCGCAAGGTACGCGAGTTCTGAGACATCCTTAAATGAGAATGAGACAGTACCCTTTGTACGTGCGAGCGCAGCAGCGTCCTTAAGCACTTGTTCAGCGTCGAATGAGGCTGTCTTTTGTGCTGGAAGTGCTACTTCTGATGTCTTACCTTCAAACTTCTTGGTAAGAGCATCCACAAGACCTTCTGCGGCCTTTGTAGCGTGTTCAACAGCGCCATCGACGGCAGTCTTTGAAGCTGCAACAGCATCTCCAACAGCCTTACCAATCATCTTCGATACTTCGTTAGTACCGTCCACAACGTCCACCGCTTCGGTGTCGTCTGCTGCTACTTCTTCTGGTTGCCCATCCTTAAGGACAAGCGCCCCTTTCTCGTCACAGTAGAACTTTGTACTACCGACGAGCTTGTAAAACTTTGGCATTAAAATTGATGCTAATTTTGTAATAAAGCGCCCATTGCAGGGGTAGAGTGGTATCGCTTACTTTTGGGAGAGACGGATGGCTTTGTTGATGAGGTTGATAGCATTGCGCTGTCTGATACCTTCGATGTTGTCGATAGGGCCAAGGTTGTCCTCAATGGCCTTTTTGGCGTCGATGAGGGTGTCCTTTACATCTACGTCCTTTACGAGAGCGCGCCGGTTTGCGCCGATACCCACGAGAGAACACTCCATGAGTTCACAGCTCTTAAGAACAAAGGCGTCACGGCCTTCATCGTATTCAACGACATGAGGGATGAAGCCAACTGAGACCATGTTGAGGTCGCCACGGACCACATGCTTCCATGCCCGCATGATGTCTTCATGAAGCTCAACGGCAAACTCAGCCTCGCCAACGAGCATCTTCTCGCCTGGCATCTCTGGGTCTGGTTCAAGCCATACACGGAGCCATTTGCCGAGTGGGAAGTCGTTGGACCGGTGACCCCAAAAGAGCGGGGCATTCTTTTCAAAGTGGGTGAGAATCCAGCTATCCTGGTCCACGATATCGCCATGCCGGTCGATGGTGGCTGTAGACATAACAAAGGTGGCGGTGAACTTTTCCTCGTCGATTGAAATGGCCTTGGTACTAAGGTCCAGGTCAATACGCTTTCCAATCATCTCCGCTGCTTTTTGCTGGTACTGCTCTTTCATAGGTTGATTATATCACGAGGCTAAAAATGTCCTTTAAACGGTCGGGAGTAAGATACAGCGACAATTGACCGAATGCTCCGCTGGGTAGCTTTCACCACTCGGGAACGTCCCGCCCTTAGCCACAATCTTGCCGTTGTTTTCGACGTGTTCTGGTCGCACCTTGTCGTCTCCGACAGTCAGCCACTCCTTGCCTGTCACCACACTCGATTGAGCGTATGCGTCGTTGGTAGATTTTGAGAGTACGAAGTTGGTCTCGGTCTGCGCGATGGTCTTTGCACGGTTCTTGCTGATGTTGTCGAAGGTATCGCGGATGTTCTTGGCAATCTTATCGACGCCATACCCCTCCTTCACACCCTCGATAATCTGCGATTTGAGAACCTCAAACGTGGTGTCCACGATGGAAGCGGTGAAGAACTCAACACGCCCTTCGATGGCAGCGAGTAGGACCGCATCGGCGAAGAAGTGTTCTGCGCTGGCCTTGCGGAAGAGTGCGTCCAGGGCCTCTTGGCCGTTCTCGTTGTAGAGCTTGACCATGATAGGGGTGAAGAAGTCTTTGGCGGTCTTCTTCTCGGCCTGCTTGTCCATAAAGCCGTCCACTGTGAGGTCGCTCTCAAGGACACGCTTCATCATGCCCTCATGAAAGACATCGATGTCCTTTTTGACCTTTTCAGCCTTACGGTCAGCACGGTCATTGACCGCCTTGGCGTAGAGTAGTTTGCTCTTCTGGTCTGGGAAGATGCTGTTGAGCTGGCGCTTTGGCTGGCTATTGAGGATGACCAAGGCCATGGCCTCTGTGGCTTCAAGCTTCTTGGCCAGGAGCGGACGCTTACGAATGAACCGCTTGGCTGTCTCAGTGAGCGCCTGGGTGGCTTGTGGGGACGCTGAGAGGGTGTCTCCGCCGTCTAGTGCGTCGTAGTTGTACATGGCGCGGGCTTCGTTGGCGGTGATGATGCCAGCGGTTTTTAGCTCTCTGGTCTCCTTGAGAAGCATTTCACGGTCCACCGGCGCTGGGTCGGTGAAGTCGAAGAAGACGCTATCGTCCACGGCAGGGACAAGCTTGGTGTTGATGACATCGAGGAAGGCTTCAAAGACAGGTGTCACAGCTTCCTGGAGGAATACGCGGTAGGCTTCCTTGGCATTGGCAAGGTTCACGTCGTCGCTGGTCACCATCGCCTTCGGGATACGCAGAGCGGCGAGGATGTCATCGCGTAGGAAGTGCTGGCTGGCGATGAAGTCCATCTCTTTAGGGGTTTTGTTGAGTTCCTGGACCGATTTGACGTTGCGACCGAAGATCCCCACGCTTCCGGCGTTCTTGCCACCAAAGACAGCCTTCCATCGGGCGCGGAAGTCAGCGGCCTTCTCTTCGTCCACGTCAGCATCGGCAAAGACAGCGAAGTCCGGTCGCCCTTGGTTTTTGAAGAAGCTCGCCTGGTAGGCAGTGGCCTCAATCTCAGTGAGGATGCGGGAGCGAGCGGGACGTACAACGCCAACACCTCGAAGCGGGTTCGTCGGGTCTGTGTTGCGGATATGAAGCACGTTCTCGGGCTTGAAACGCTGGACCGTGCGGAAGCGGTAGTCATAGCCGACAATCGTCTTACCGTCGTTTGAGAGCGCCACCTCAACATAATCGGGGCGAAGCACCATCATCTGCACTATCTTCGTGCCATTACGCTCCAGGAGCCAAAAACAGTCGCCTGAGAGCAGGTAGTGGGAGACTGATAGCTCCCAAAACTCACGAGCTGATTGGAAGCTGTTGGGGTTGTTGAGTACGTCAAGGAGTGGGTGGTCAAATACCTCAGCCACATCCCCTTTCTTGTTCTTGATTTTGTACAGCTCAAGCGGGATGCCAGCCACCCGCTTCATAATCATCGAAACGCCTATGTAGAGGTATAGGCTGTCCTTGTATGAGTTGAGGTTGTTGGAATCGGTGAGGTGTTCAAAGCCACTGAGACCGTCGATACGGTGAATGCCGATAGATTTGGTTTGGAAAAGTCCTTTGAGGGGGTTTCGCATATACCGAAATTATACACTAGGCGAATAGCAAGCCTGGCTTCTTCACGCCGATACCATAGCGGATGGCGTCGAGTGCGTGGTTGTCGTAATCCTGCGGGTTGTTGGTCACCTTACCGTTACGGTCACGTATCCAGAGGTAGTTTCGTTGCTCCTTGAGCGTAGCGACGGAGCGGGTAGTGATTGAGCATTTCTGGTCCTGCACATAGGCAATACCTTGGTTCACGCTCCCTGGTCCCTTGGTGGCCGGTAGCACGTTCACGCCGTAGCTCTTTAGCTCGTCGATAGATTTCGGTTCTGAGCTGTCCGCAATCACCAAAGCGTTTGGGTATGTTGCGAGAGCATCGGCTATCGCCTTGTTACTCATGCCCTTCCGGTACAGTATCTCATCGAAGATATACCCGCCGTTGTAGTCGTAGATGGCAATGGCTGCGGTGGGGTCGTTGGTGTAGCCGAAGTCGAGGCCGATAGCCTTGAGACGGGCCTCATGGGGTATCTCATCGACTGTCTGCCAGCCTGTGTAGATACGGCCTTCAATCTCGCCAAGCTGACCGAGACCGTACACCTTCCACCACTCGGGACGGTTCTTGCGCTGTTCGATTGAGGCGACGGTGCGGGCATCTAGGGCTTCGTTGTCGAGGTAGGTGACCGTGATATGGTCCACGTCATCGCGCTTACCCAGTACGTCGGTATAGAACCAAAACTCAGCCGATGGGTTCCAGTCGAGCCACACGCTGTCGTAGGTACGCACCTCAAGCTGTTCAAAGGCGTCAAAATGGACGTTGTTGCACTCGTTGAGATAAAGCCGTTCACGTCGTGCGCCACGAAGCTTGTCCGGTTGGTCTGCCGAGAAGAACTCAATCTGAGAGCCTGTCTCGAAGGTATAGATGAAGTCGGAACGGTTCCAACGGGCATCGTCGTAATACCCATGCTCCTTGAGGATATTGAGAAAGTCTCGGATAGCGCCACGCTTGAGGTGAGGGAGGCTTTCGGAAACGACTGAAGTGAGGGTTGGTTTTGTGTCTGATTGTGCCAGGCCAATAAGCACGAGCAAGATGCTGATTGTTTTAGAAGCTGAGGTGCCGCCTTGGACTGCCTTAATGCGCTTGCGTAGCTCCTTAATCTTTCGTGTCGATGTCGTTTCTAGGTACATTGATGATTGGTTGCGGGAGTGGCTTATCGTCGGTGGTCACATCAGTTTTCTCCTTCATGCCGTGGTTGGCAGAGAGAGTGAGCTTGGTGATGAGTGGATTGTACTGGCCGGAGATGCCCCCACGGATGAGCATAATCTTTTGCTTCTGCTCTAATCGCTCTAATGCGACGGAAAAATCTGGGTGTTGCTTGGCCCATTCGGTGAGTGTGTCGCGGTGAACGCCTAGTTTAAATGCCAGCTCTTCCTTCATCGGGAGATTGGCAAATACGATTCGTTCATAGGTGTCTGAGTTCATCCCCTGCGTCTTGTGAAAGAGTTTCACCTTGTCCACGCACGCGTCCACGTAGTCGTTTGTGGCCTTGAGGATTGCGGGGGAGTATTTTGTAGGACGGCCCTTGGGAGCTTTCGGTTTTGCTTTAGCTTTCGCCATATATTAAAATTGTACCATTAATTTCACCACAGTTGCTTCTTCTCGTCACCCCGCATTACAACAAAGGGGACGTGCTTGTGCGCGCGGGCGAAGGGAAGCGCACGCTTCATGAGTTCGGCGCGATGCTCAGGGGCAAGGTCTTGGTAGGGAACGTCGCTGAGGTAGTGCCTCTGGCGGATGCCTATCTCGTGCCACTGTTTGCATATGTACGTCGCTCGGTCATCGCTCCGCATGGGCTGTTGTAGCTATTGATAATGTCGGGAACTGCCATGCGCTTATTATACGCCGGTATGTGGCGGTATGTTGGTTGGTTGTGTGGGGATAGTTGGTTGTGCGCCCTCTCTTGTATAATTGATTATACAAGTAAAGTACGGCTATAAATAAGCTTATCTCGGATAGATTCTAGCACTCCCCCACTAGCGGTTGTGTCACTCATTTTCATTTTGACCGCTTCTCAGAAGCGAAGGGAGACATCCAGCAACGGGGAAGGGAGCCTCGCCTTGCCGAGATTTCTCCGGACA